CAAACATCTATTCCGTCCGAAGATACCATAAGTCCTGTCTCAGGTAGCATATCTACAGGAGATACAAAACTCCAATCAGCCCACCATTTCTCAAGTGTTTTAATTTCTTCATCTTTAATTGCTCTAGACGTAAGGTTCATTATTGCAAAGATATATCTTTAAGGGTAACTTTTAAATAAGGTGGTATTTACACCAAATAACTCCACTTCGCCTGTTTCGCTCGTAGTCATTGTATACTTCATATAAAAACCCCTAACTCCCTGAGACTCGGCGACGCTATTCTTAACAACAATTAATGGTGTTGTTGCCCCTGGCATAGAGCCTGCCCCTGAAGTGTTAATCGTGAATATGTTGTCAGCGCCCAAAGCCGTAACAGGGCCGCAGTATATTACTCCCGGTCCTGATATTTTATATATAACATCCCCTACGCTAACTATGGTTCTCATACTGTAAGGCATCGTAACTTCTACTGCAGAAGGTGGCCCACCTCCTATTGAACTATAAAGTCCTATGCCTCGTGTAGATCTTGATTTTAAATCCACTTCAGCATTCTCGTCATTCCTTATGAACGCAAAAAATGTACCCTCCTTTTGCTCAAAGTAAGTGGAATCTATACTCCCTGTCATCAAGTCTGTAACTATATTGATGTCCCAAGCGGCGTTACCTTCTATCTCAAGAGTCTTCCACATCTTTATCTCTGTTGGAGCCATATTGAACACGCCCGTAATTATAGAACCGTAAGCCAAATCATAGAACGTGCCTCTAATTAAATTACTGTCATGTAAATAAAGGTTGCCATTCTTAAACGTATAGAATCTGTTGTTCATATAAACCATATCTTCAGGGTTATATGACCATCTAGATGTCCATCCACTCGCTTGTCCGTTATTGTGAAAAGTTATTGTTGTAGCCATTAGCAATCTGTTACACTCATTACATATCCATCATATATCTCAACAACCTTGTTTGTTGCTGGTATCTTAATATACCCTCTATCTCCAAACCCTGGAGTTAAATTAGTTGTCAACAGCTCAATATTTGAGCCGGTATCTACGTACATAAAGTCTCCTGGCGCAGGGTCAGCTCCTGCTCCGTTGTGAAGAAAATCATTAACATATTCCGTACTAGAACAAGCATCTAACGATGTGAATATTGGAGTAAGGAAAAGTACTGTCGTTGTCAACGGTGTTAACGTATTCAAATCTACAGACAAGCCCATTACTCCTTCTGAACAATACTTAGCAACCTCTATGTATACGTATGTTGGCGATTCGAAATACTTGTAGATGTGTATCGACATTTTATCTGCTGTTCGTATAGATGTAGTTACTCCTCCAACTCCCCAATCTCTATCTTCTGAACCTGAATCTACCCAAGCTGCTATATTTTTATCGTATTGCCATTGAGGTAATTCTTTCGGTATTGATGCAGCATACACGCACGAAGTTTCTGGTCCCGCTATAGGCTTGTTTGTCCATACTCCACCGTATGGTGTAGCAGGTGTTGTTGTTGTGTCTGCGCAATAAAAATCATCGTACACTATTCCGTCGTATATTAGTTTAGGTAATATAAAATCAGTTGACCTATCCACGTAAAGAGTTATCATACCTACGCCCGAACCTACATTTACCCTTAAGTAGTAAACTCCTAAATTTGGTGGAGTAGTTACCGTAACTCCTGTCGATATTGATTGAGGATAAGGACAGTCAGCAGGAGGCAATAAAACTCCTCCGCTTTGCTCTCTATAAATAACTCCATCGTACCTATAGTATCCATCAGGAGCCTTAGTAGTAAGGTCCGAATCCAAGTAAGCTGCCGTAGCAGTTAGTAGGTTATCGGTGTCTATGTATATTGTTGGCATATATTAACATTCGCAAACATTGTCTATGTTGTCAACATCGTAACAAACGACAAGTTCTGTTGCTTTTTTAAAGTTCCAAATTAAGTATAAATATTCGTAAGGATTAGTATTCGGTTGGAATGTTGCGTAATAAGTTCCAGCACTAGGGTTTTCTAGTATTGTTGATATTCCTGCTGTAGTTCCATTATTATTAGCTATAATATAAGCTATTAAGCTATTTATGTCAGCTTCAGTATTGGCATAGAGCGTATTTGTAGCTAAGAACATAAACCTATTTTTAGTTACATCAAATACAAAATCATCTCCTTGTAATGTATTTATTCCAACTATTGTATCTCCTCCATCTACAGGTATAGCTCCTACGGAAGCCTCTCCTTCGATAAGGTTATAATATGAGTTAGGAGTAGTTGCTAACTGCACTGAAGTAACATCTGTTGGAGATGACACTCCGTTTTTAGCCCAACTATTTGTTATGTGCGTAAACTTATTCAAGTCATCAGGAGACGCTGCCACAACCTTTACTAGCTTCAATCTCTTAGGATCTGGGCAAGGTATCGTTAATGTGTACGTTAGTGGGAACGTAACAGGAACAACCTCTACTGTCATCGTATCTACAGATGCGTTGTCTTTAGATATTGTAGCTCCTGTACTTGAAGAGCTTGTTGTTGTGGTTACTGCAACTCCATTGTAAGTGATAACGAGATATGCAGAGCCATCATGTATATCTAAACTTATAGCTGAGTTGCCTAGCCTAGAACCAAAATCTACAGTATATGTCTTTGATGTAAGTAGTCTCTGAGCCGATATTTTTATTCCGCAAGGATACGTGGTGACATCCTGAGATTGACCATTATCTGTAAATGACAATACGTATTCGCTATTGTAAGGATCATACCCGCCTAATTTGAATTTACCTTTAGTATTATCGAACAATGCTCTAAAATATTGAGACATAAGAGCGTCTGATATGATGACTAAAGGCTCTTGGTAGCTACTACCATCCAACATTAAGACGACACCTCTTTTAGAGTCTGTAAAAAATCTAAGACTTCCGTATGACGCAAAACTTTCAGGGTCTTTACTTATTCCAAAGTTCTCCAATCTGGCAATCTGAGTCCCTAATACTTCAGGACTACTTGTGATTGCTCCGCCTTCAGCAGCCTCGTTTATTAAACTCTTGTCTGACAGTACATAAGATATCTTGTCTTCTTGAAGCACGTTGATGTCATTTCTTCTACCAAACATCTTCATAATAGCTCCGAACATTATGTCCAGATCGTAGTAGTTGACAAGACCTAAATTAAACTCGTTAAGTTTATTTAGGTTAGTTTCTTGATTATACTTGCCACTATAGGTAATGGAAGCTATCCTGTCTGCTTGCTTATAATCTTGCTGAGACACTGAATAAAACCTATTGCCTAGATTAAAGTGCCTTCCAGTTAGAGCATCTAAAGCCTTATAGCTTTCAACACCGTTCCCAAAAGTGAAACAGTCAAAAAATGCTAAGTCTATTATAGCAGGAACTCCTGTTGCGTAGTTCTGATTCTGAACATTGCCTTGGTGGTTATAGCTTATTATATCATACGAAGCACTCTCCTCGTAAAATAAGTCCGCATCAGACTCTAATGGAGTGGTTTCGAATACCAACAGATTGACAGCTCTTTGTACAACTATCCGACAAGAAACTCTTGAGTATCTAGCCGAAATAGAAGTAAAACAGTTCTCAACTCCAGGAGCTACACACAAAAACATTTCACCTGTTGCTGTATTTTCGCCAAATTGAATCTGATTTGTTCCTTGTATAAAACTTAGAGATGGGTCTGATGTTCCGCTTATTAATATAGGATTAAATATCGTAGTAGCTACACTTCCTTCGGATTCTCCGCCTAAAAATTTTATATTCTCCCCTATAACAAAGTCATATAAGTTGTTGTAATATTTTTTAGCTGTATATGAGGCATCTAAATAATAACTCTGACCTGGACATCCCGGACCTGTATCTCTATCGAAGCTTATTATGAACCTAACTATGCTACCGGAAGGTATAGTGTACGGAGATGTTCCTATGTTTATAGAATATCTTATAAAAGAAGGGTACATAACAGACTTGTTCCCGTAATCAACAATCGAGTTTTCAGATGGCGTTATATTTAATTCTGACGAATCCATCAGCATATAAACTCCTGCTAATTCAGAAACACCCCCTGATATGAAATCAGCAGCCTGAGTTTTTATTTCAAGAACTTTCTTCTGTATTACTCTGTTTGTTGGGCCTGACGCATCTGCTTTCAGTATTAGTATATCACCTTCAATAACCTTATTTACATTGTCTCCATCTAGTTTTATCCAAGATCTATTGCCAGGTTCTTCAGAATAGTATATGGCAGAGTAAATGGTTTCGTAACCTAATTTACTAGACTTTGCTACAAACTTGTATTTTGTCGCCCAAGCTGGTGCTTTATTTTTTAATGTAACCCTTATCCCGTTTTGAGTTATAGATGCCGAAGCTGGTATATACACCGAATTATTGATGGACGTAAGAGCTGTTGTAGACCTTGCGTACTCGTCTTCATAAACAATACCTATATCGTAATCTCTGTTACTATGCAAACTTTTAGGCGTAGATGTATTAGATATTAAAGCGGAAGCGGAAACAATCTCAAAGTATTCATAAATAACACCTGTTCCAGCTCCTGTTTGTTTGAATTTCATAGCAGGAACCTGAATGCTTAGGATACTACTAGGCGATGATTGAATAGCGAATCCTTGCTGATAAGAAGTTATCCCACTAGATTCTTTATCATATCCAGTTATATCACTTATGCTACAGTTGAATATGTCCGCAAAGGAGAAATTATTGCAAGCGTCAGAAGCTGCAGCGACATAAGAACTAGATGTTCCTAAAACTGCATTAAAATCTTCACTAGCTATCATTTGAGCTAGCGTGTCATAATCTTGCTTAAAATTAAATAGAAAGGTTAATTCTAGAGTTCCTTGTTGTGAAGGAGGAGACACTGTAGGGTATGTAGCAAATTGACTATGCTGTATTGTTATGGTAAAAGAAAAGAGAGAGCCTTTTTTTAGTAATCCCCCACTAACAGCAGGAGCCATATTTATTAGTAATATCGTATCATTTATTACAGTAGCAGCTGTACCAAATGTATAGGTTCCATTCCCTAGTGCTGTCGTAAGTGTTTCTGCTTGGTCGTTAATATATATAACATCACAAGTATAATCTATCTTAATATTTCTTCCATTCTCGTCGACAATATTATATCCATCTGTATAGTTTCCATAAAACAACCTGTTAGACATAACTGTCTGAGCTATAGCAAACCTAGGCACGTTGTCATATAACCTAAGAAGCTCACTTTCTGGTAGTGTTGTATAAATCTTTCTGTTGCTAAAGACTAAAGATTTCAGTTGATTGTCTGACCATCCGTTATTATTCTTGTTGTACCTTCCTATTACATTGATTATATTGGAATCCGACAACTTGAAGCACAATTCTATCTCTTGAACATTTTTGTTTCCGGTGTCGAAAGTTACAGATACTCCATTATACTCATTCTTCATTCCTGAGTTTTGGTATGTATACCCATCTAAAACAAAAGCTCCTGGAGCAAAAGCTGGTTCAGAAAACTGAGACAACGCACTATACTGGTTGTCTAAATACTTATATCTATACGCAAAACAAACGAATCTATCCTCTAAATAGTTTTCCTGAGTAGGCAACTTAATCATAGATATCGTTGGAGGTTCTAAAGGTGGAGCTACTATTACGTTTATGTCATCTTCAATAAGCCCCAAATACGGCCTTTTTACATTTATGTATCTAGGTGGATTATCTTGCTGAGTCCAAAATAAAAGGTCTCCTATCTTATCTATGTCATTAATTCGTCTGTCTGTGGAAAAATTTAAGATACCATTGTCATCAACTATGTGATACATTAATACCTGGTCTAGGGCGTTGTAAGATACAATCATATCAACCACTCCGGGTTTAGTTACAAACCAGTATATTGTGTTGTTTGTAGTATCAGCAAAAGAACCTATTGTTTCGGCATTTTCCAGTTCTACTCCATCGTAGTATAGCGTTGTTAATTTAGTGTTGCCTAACGGATTTTCTACGTGATTATCATCATTCTCCTCTGAAGATACACGAATATTTAATGCGTCTATATACGTACCGTCTTGAACAAGTCTCTCATCTGAAGACTTATCCATTACCCCTCTTACAAAATTTCTTTTATCTTCAGCCATCTATACTCTAATCTTTCTTAGTATCTTGTATGGATTTTCACTTATCCTTATCTTGGCATTAAGCCACAATGCACGCCTCTCGTCTCTAGACCTTTTTACAATGTACTCCTGAACACCAATCCTACTATTTAAGATCTGGTATTTGATTTCCGCGTATATGTAGCTTTCAAATAATTTGTTTACAGATACTTTTAAGTCATCACCCCTCTCCATTCCGTCAGAAACGTACTCAAGTATGCATAGTTCAGACTCTAACCCTGAACTGAAATTAATCACACCAGATGCCCTATCTATACTAAAGCTAGGAGTTTTTTTACCTTCCATACCTTTGTAGCTATAGTTGGTATCTATCTTGTAACCTCTTTGCTCTTGACTATTAAATTCTTCTTCGCTATCCTGATTAACGTTTCCGCTTAATCTGTCTTTATCTATTTCCGACTCGTCTAACACAACATAATCGCTACTAAAGATTAATGCACCGCTTGATGCTTGCGTATATGATTTAGCATATAATGTATTGGTGTTTATATCTATCGGTACCAAAACACCATTTCTGTACAAAGAAACTCTTACCCAGTTCACGTAATCGTAAGGCAAGATATACCTCAAGCTTTCGTCTATATTAAGTTCCAAGACCTTAATTTCTTTCATTGCATCATAATTAAGCTCCTGAATAGCTCTCTTGGCGTAAAATACGAGCTGATTTCTGCTGACATTATCTATCAGTTTATCCTCGCCAGAGTACATCATCTCAAAGTTATTTACAATATCTTTTAGGCTAACATACTGGTATGAACCCCAATTCGCATTTGATGGAGAGCTTCCACCGTTATCGTAATACTGATAATCTGTTATATACGCCATTATCTTTGTTTTTCTTCTATTTCTGTTGTTTGACCAAACTGATATACATCAGACTCTCTTATGGATATACCAACATATTGGCATATTTTAGCCACTATTAAATTCTCATCCACTTCAGGCAGCTCAAAGTCTTGATAGTCTACTGATGATGGGTTGAAGATTGGTTCGCCGCCTGGGGATACTTCAACATACGTCCAGTTTGGCGTAAAGGGCTTTCTTATATAGTTAGACGTAACAGTTGTCGGGTTGTAGCTTATTACGGCACTATTCTCGTTAGAGTAGTACACTGGAAACAATGCATTTGGAACACTTAAGTTAGACCCTGCAAGTCTTACGTATTTTTGATAAGTAACTTTTTCAAGTTCTACTCCGTCAGCCATTATCGACATTATTCTATATGCGTCCGCAGGAAATTCGTATTCATTCAACGCACCTGATAGTGTAGCAATAACAGAAAACGTATCTATAACCTCTTCGTAATCTCTTTGCAAATCAGCAAAACCTGAGTTCATTCCTCTGTTTTGCCCAACTGTAAAAAGTCTTGCATTCTTCATATTTACAAAAGAGTTTATATCGCTAAAATAATCCTCAAATATGTCTAACTGAGCCAACTTTGCGTACAGATTGAAGTCTGACGGAGTTATATACCCCCTGTTATTCTTATTGGCAATGGCCTGCACTGTTTGCCTAACTGAATCAATCATCTTTTGGCAAAGATAGTAATAAAAAAAAAGCACCTATAAAAATAGGTGCTTTAACATTTAAACAGTAAACTATGTTCGTAACTAAACCAACTTTTTTAGCATAGCTCTAGGCTCAATACCTTCCTTTGTTTTAAAGAAAGTAAATAGAGCTTCTTCTTTTGTTTGACCAAAAGGAATAGAGATTAACTTCTTTTTATTGTTTGACAAATTCCAGAACAATTCAGTGTCATTATTCTTGGTAAATAGAAGCCCTTCAGCAAACACCTTGTTAACGAAAGATTTTTCTTCCAATTCAGGGTCATTCGTAACATCTATAATTTCTTCAGGATAATTCCTTGCGTGTATCAATAGGTCTCTCTTTAGAACCTTGTACGGCATATTGTCCACATTACCACTCAATAACATTCTAGCTAAATCAACTAACGCATCTAAGTCCATACCCATGATAATAGACTGAGCCTTTTGCTCTAGCTCGAACATCTCGATTTCTTTATCAGCATCCCTTTCGTGGTCTAGCTCTTCGTAGATGTTGTTAAACCCTGGATGTTTTAACAAAAACTCCTGTAATACAGGATTTGTTCTAGGCGCTACCAACGCCCCATCTTCGAACACTATAGTGCTTAATACTGCGTGACCATCTTGTTCGTCTTCGAATATAGACTTCTGATTAGCAGCGTATCTCAACGCTCTATTGGAATTGGTCTCTTCATCAAAGTATAATAGCGGGGAATTTGCCTTGTTTCTAGATTGGAGCATATAGCTCAAAGGTTTTCTTTCTGACTTTAGAACGAATACCATGTCTTTTTTAATTTCTTTTTTCATTTATTTATTATTCAATTATATTAAAATTAAGGGGCGGTGTTATCCGCCCCTGTATTGTTTTACTCTCTACTAGTTAGAGAATAAGAAGAAGTTGTTAGCTCCTAATGTACATAGACATCTTTCTGATAGGAAGTGAACTTCCATAGCATCAAGAGAACTAGTTTGAGCACCTCCTGCAGAACCTGTAATCCAAGTTTTATACTTACGATTTTCAGTTTCTGAAGCACGGTAACGAACGTGCAAGAATGGTCTCTTAGCGTTTTTACCAAGAACTTGGTCATAAACAGTAGTAGAACCTGCAGGAACTAATACTCCGCTAACCTTACCTCCAACTAACCCACCTCTCATAGTGATGTCGTTTAGGTATTTCCAATCAGTTTTGTAGAAGTCGTAACCTCTACGGAAACCTGTGAAACCTAAGTTCAACGCCATATCTTTGTCGTTGTCGAACAAGCCATAAGACGTACCGCTAGCTCCGTAAGAGTTTTGAGATGCAAGCATATCGTCGATAGAGAAACTCATATCACGATTTACAAACAACGCATTTTCTTCGATAGCTCCTTGCTTGTCTAAACGAGCAACGATAGCGTCAAATTCAGCAAGAGTTGTTGGAACTCCACCGAACACATTACCTCTATCGTTTACAGTGTAGAATAAACCTTCGGAGCCACTAAGACTTACAGAAGATGCACCAGAAGATGCCTCGGCAGGTGCTGCCTCAATCATTGATGTTTCTAGATAATCATCAAATCTAAGGCGAGTTTCGTGCTCTGATTTAATGTACCACAAGTACCCTGAAGCACCATTTTCAGTAGAAACCTCAATCCATCCGATTTGAGCCATATCAGAACCGCTTATAGCGTAATGGTCTTTAAGGATGATTGGCTTATTTTCAAAGAAGTCTGATTCAGCTTCTAAAGAACCTTCCATTCCTGGCGTACCTTTAGCAAATTCAGAACCGTAAACAAACACAGAACACAGGTTTGTAGATGATGTACCAGCTACAATATTTTGGGTAGCTTCGTAAAGACCTACAGTAAAGTTTGTTGTTGCTACTGCGGTTATAACTCCTTTGTTCACAGCTGTTCCTGAGTTTTGAGATATAACAACAGTTTGTCCAACTCTAAACGCACAAACAGTACCTGTTTGTAGTTGGAATTGTACAGGCGCCGTTTTAGCTCCTGCTGCAGATGTTGTCCAAGCGTCAGTATACTTAGTGTGCAAACGGCCTTGTTCGGTCCATTTGATAAGGTCAGATGTTGATGGCAACTCTGAAGAGGTCATTCTCAAGAAGGAAGCTACTGAGCGATTTCCATATCTCTCAAATTCTTTCTCGTAGGTATCAGGCAGATATTGCTGTAACCAGTCAAAATCTGCATCTGTAAGGTAATTTGTAGATAGAGCCACCTTACTAGGGCTCGGTGTCAACGAATACGTTGGTGACGATAATACAGCCATTTTTTAATTTTTTAATTTCGTTTTTTAATTTTTAATCCCCTTCCATTGTCGGGGTTTACTTCTCGTACCGAGAAACCTTCTTTATTCACCACCTGAGGAATAGTCTTGACGCTCATATCTATATTCTTTGCACCTTTAGTGCTACTAGATATTGCATCAAGCTTACCCAACTCGTAGAAGTGGCTAGCAAGTTTATCGGGATTTAGTGCGGCAGCCAGTGCCTTGTGATACCCCTTCGCATCTTTTATCGACCCCTCTTCATCGAAGTATTTTCCGATAAAGTTGTCAATATTAAGTTGTGAATTTTTCACATCATTAACGTCTCCAGGTAAGAACGGAATCTCTTTTTCGCCTAACTTGAACTCAAAACCTTTGAACCCTTCAGCAAAAACCTCATCTGTTTTACTTTGGAATAAGTTAGCTTGCTCTGCTCTTTTTTTCTGCAGATTAGCCTGGCTATCCTCGTATTCTTTTAGCTTAGAAATATACTCTTGACTTTCATTAGAAGCAGCTACCTTCTGCTCGATAGGCGCTTTATACTTCTCTTTTTGTTCTTCGAAATATTTCTTAGCTTTCCGAATCTCTTTTTTCTTAGCGATAGATTTTTTCTTTATATCGTTTTCGTCATCAATGTCTTCATCGAACGAAAACTCAGAATCAATCATAAACCTAGCTTCCTCGTCGTCAGCGCCTTCAACCTCTTTGTAGTATTCGGTCAAAAGTTGGTTTTCGGGAACATTTGAGAAATCTCTGTTTAGCTTAACAAAATCCTCAAAACCTCTCCCCGTTTCTCGCTTATACTTATAATAGGCTTCGACATCTTCAGGTAGGTCTTCCTTAACAACCTCTTTCTGAGGAGTAAGAAAGTCATCTAAAGATAAAACCTCTTTATTGTACTTTGATTTAATATATGAAAGAACATCTTCATCCTTCAGCTCAACGGTTGTCGCCTCCGCTTCGGATGTATCTTCAGTTGTCTGCCCAGCTTCTGCTTCCGCAGCAACTTTTTCCTCGTGCTTTTGAAGCACCTCTGCTTCTCTTTCTTGGATGGATTTTTCTTCTACATCCGTTACTTCTTTTACTATAATGTCCATTAAATTAAATTTCTACAAAATTAGTTAAAAATAATATACGTTTATCTAGGGCTAAACTGCTCTAAACTAAACCCGTCTAAAGAGTCTTCTGTTGACTCAAAATTAACAGGCGGTAAATTATTCTGCCTTTGCTCTATGAGTTTAGATTGCTGAGTACTTTGAAGAGACACTCGTTTATCCTTGGCATCTTCTTTCTTTTGTTCCCGCTTCTCTATAAGCTCGGTCTCAACTCCTTTTAACTGCATCTGATAATTAAACTCAACGCTCATTAAATATTCTTTCAGTTCAGCCTCTGTCTTCATTACCTCTATCTTACCTTGAGCTTCTGCTGATGCTACAGAAATCTTCATATCTTTCTCTGCCGCTAATTTCTGCATAGCTGTTTGAGTTGCCATTTGCTGAAGCTGCATATTGTTTTGAGCATCTAACTGCTTCATCTGCATAGCTCTTTGCTGATCCTCTTTTTCTTTCTTAGCTCGTCTAACTTTAAGTAATTGGTTGGCAGTTTTAATGTTTTTGATGTTTCGAATATCTATAATATCTTCAAGAGTAATCTGCTCTCTGCCTAGAGCTATACTTATATTAGACTCTAATTGAGCTTTTTCTTCTTCATCTGGAGAAACCTCTATAAATAGACCAAAATCAAATAAGTACAGGTCTTTTATTTCTTCTAGCACGCCAACATTATATTTACCTATCTGCAAAATAAATTCATCTTTAAAGTCGGCATATTCTAATACGTCAGATATTCTGCAACTAATTGCTTCAGAAAGAGCTTTCGTTAAGAATAAGCTACCATCAAGAATATGTCTGGTAGCAGTATTTGAGTTCAGTGCTGCAAGTTTTTGAAGACCAACTAAAGAGTTAGGATCTGGGGTAGAAGCGTCTCTAGCTTCATTCAGTCCTGTTACATCTCTAATCATATTTAAATAATGATTATAGCTTGTTATTAAGCTGGCAATTTTACTTTGACCGCTACTAGACACTAGTTGCTGAATAGGAACTTTCCCTTGATTAAATTCGCCATCCATATTAGAACTTCTACCAACCACACTACCTGTTTGAAAGTATAAGCTTAGCGCATCCTCAGCAGTGTATGCAGCACCCGTGCCCATATCAACTTCGTTCAGTCCATCTGCATCAATATACACACCATCAGGCACAACTTTAGAGATAACCTGCTGCAATTTTAAGTGAGATATTTGTATTTGGTCTGCAAATGGAATCATTCTATTCACTAGAGATTCTATCGAGCCTCGATACATTCTAGGAGCTGTAACAACATAACTAGACATGGCATCTTGAGATGCTGATTTTGGTCTAACCATATTCTTCTGCATTTCCCATTTAAGAACTATGTTTGTTCCAGCGACCATAACACCTTCATACCAAACATCTATAATCTTCTCTATCTTCTCGAATTTGCCCTCCTCAATCATTTCTTCAGGAGGATTAAAGGTGTCATCTTTCTCTATAATCTTAACACTACCATTTGGCAATATCTTTTTCTTGTATACAAACTTCTTAGTCGTTTTATAATCAAAGTACAGTAGAGTGCAAGAATCTTTCGAAAATATATTATTGTCGTAAATGTTCGACGTATTGTAATAGCGATACCAATCTTGAGAAAATTCTGATATTTCGTGCAAATCCTCTTCTGTAAGATTTGGGTTAATTTTCAGTACTTCATTTATGTGTACTGTTTTAATCTCTCCGTAATAGAAGCAATCTCTAAAGTTTCTGTCTTCAGTCTGAGAATATATAAGGTTTACAGGATCTACCCAATCAATTTTTATTCCAGCCCCTTTTAAGAAAGAGTGCTTATACGCTCCTATGCCTAATACGGTTATGTCATAATTAACCTTATCTCTCAACTCCTCAAAGTGGTTATCGTCAAGTATCGTTGATATTGCAACCTCTTCGGCAATCTCTATTGATGGCTTGTACTTAAGTTGCATATACAAAGACTTTTCTTCATCATCTTCAGGTAATTCGTCTTGAGGAATGTTAAATGCATCAACACCAAAATCCTGCTGTATCTGATTAAGCAAATCTTTTGATACCATATCGGCCTCGATAGTCTTCTGAAATTCAGATCTTCTTTCTGCAGATATAGGGTCTTGAGAATACGCTTTGATTGAAAACTGTCTTGAAGACATACCATTTACGACTATATCTACAAATTTAGATATGATAGGAACAGGCGTAAAATCTAGATTCATATACGATAAATCACCGTTTATAGCTAACTCCCTTTTATACTTATCTACAGACTGTTCGCCTCTTGCATACAGCCTTCTCTTATGAAACTCTACAACCTGGTCGTAGAACCTACATCTACCTCCTTCTCTATTAAACCATTCATATTGAATAGCTTGCCCTATCCTAAGTCCAAACTCAGGTGTATTTTTTTGTGAATCAGGAACATATTTCTCAGGGAAGAAACTAGGCTGTATATTTACTGAAAGGTCTTTCATTATCTTATAATTTTGCTAAATGTGCCGGTGTTATCGTATCTTGCAAATTTAATACTTATTTTCTGCTCTTTCTTTTGCGATACATACAAGTGTCTTTGATTAGCCATTATAGCCAATCCTGAACTTATCGAAGCATCGTGATTTGTTCTTTTTGTTATGTCAAACCTAGACCAATCATTCAAAGTTCTGTTGAAATACATTGACCCTATTTCCCCAATATCTCTGTATTCGCCATTAGTAGCCTCTCCTACGTGCTTATCTATGTAAGACTCTATAGCTGCCGCGTGGTCTTGTAAAATATCTGCAGATGAGTTTGGTATTCCGCCTAGTTCTCTTTCTGTTTTAGATAATCTACTATACTCTTTGTCAGGTCTATTCATAGAAAACCCCCTATACCCTCTATTCTTTAAGTGGTAAAGCAATCTAGGCTTATTGTTCTCTACCAGTATCGGCATTCCGTAGAATACTATAGCCATTAACATATCCTCAAAAAATATCTCCGCTGTTTGCGGTCTAGCAATATACTCTAAGAAGAAGTGATGTACCGGTGCCTCATCCATGTGGAAACCTGTTAACCCGTGAAGCGCTCCGTTAGAGCCTCCTCCACTTACCGTTCCGCTAATATCGTAAGAGTCGCATCCGAAAGCACCGATATGGTCATTTCCTGGGAACTTTATTCCATTTCTAATAACCACCCTGTTCTGCATATTTGCTTTAGGTATCCAAGTTACATTAAACCTACCGTTCTTATTAGGTGTCCATATCACCTTCGTGTCTCTAACACCATCCTTCCAAGAAAAACTTCCCGTAGTAACAATATGATCCAATATCTGACCATCATTGTAATCTATCTGTTGGTATATTTTAGCTAGATTAAACAGCGAGTTTTTAGACTCATCTCTAAATGCGTGAGACTCTGTTCTAGGAAATTGCCTATAAAACTCATTCAAAGAGTCGGAGTTACCTTTCTTAGACTCAACTTCATTCTCCCAAAACTCTATAGCTCCCGCTTCAATTAAATCTCCATCAATACCTTTCACAGGATGTTCAGGTGCTCTAAGTACAGGGAAACCATACATATCTATATATCCCTCCATATTGAACTCCATAGGTATGAATAGCGAATATAATCCTGACTTCGTTTGCCCGTTCTTATTTCTGTTAGTTACATCAGAATCATAGTACAGTTTCTTAAATTCTTCTCCACCTGTCTTCTGAGAGTTGCATGTAGAACCTGCCATAGCTTTACCTATAATACGCTTACCTAATCTAAGACACGTTCTGATAACGTCCCAATTCTTGAGCATATTATTAGGTTTTTCCCATTTCCCAATCTCATCGTAACCTATCATCTTCAGTTTTTGACCATCGTAGCTGTTATCTCCCGTGTTTCTCCAGTCTACAATAGTATTAAGCCCTTCCAACTCTTTCTCGTCTTCATCATACATATTGTTCTTTGTAATCTTTGAAGCTGGAACTCTAAACGATATTTCCGTCTTAGGTTTATCCATACCATCCTGTATGGGCTTGAAAAAGAACGGATACCCCACTAAAATAGGAACCACTTTATTTACGAACATCTCTTTAGCGTCACCTCCCGTTTTTGACAATATGCCAAACTTCGACTCTTTAATCATTGTTGCTTGATTATTTATTTCCGAAGATGTCATATAAGAAAATCCAGATCTCCTTATTTTTAGGTAAACTTGACCATAAGACCTCTCATCTGCTTTGCAGGCTTCCCAATGAAGAAAACTTATTCTGTTTGCATATCTGTAATCAGGTAATCCTACGTCAATCTTAGCCCATTGAACATACATATAATGACTGCCGGTGATATAAGTAGGTTCTCCATTATTCATAAACCAAAAACCAAATTCCCTCCTATCGAACTCTTGCTCTATGTAATCTATCCATTTAGCCTTAAATTCTCTCGGTTTTGTCCCCCAGTGTAGTGAGCTTTTTATTTTTTGAAGAGGTTCAGGAAACTCGAACGGTTCCCAGTATTGACTTTGTAAAGTCTCGCTTCTGCTATATATATCTTTAGGTTTTTCAGGTAAACCTATTCTAAGGTTCTGTATTTCGTATATCTCTCCAAGCGTACCATCCTTTGATATGATAACTATATCAAATTCTTTATTGTAGCCATAAGACCACTCTCTCTTAGAGTTTCTAGACTTCCTTATGCTATTAGGTACTAAGCCCTCTATTACATAGTGGAGTTTATCTCTTTCTTCCTGTTGCTCGTTTTTCTGCGAATCCACCTATTGCTTCTTTTTTAGGTACACTTATATCACTTATAACGTTCTTCTCTGCCTCTATCCTAGACATTATCTCAAATGCGTCAAATATTGCCAGCTTTTTTGCTGCTGCTGCATTCTTTAATTTATCTGCAGTTAAATCTCCTTCGTCATTAGTGATTATCTTCTCCTCGGCAACTTTAATTAGCTCTTTTACAGCTTTTTCGCCTGCTCTTATAATCTTCTCTCTTATTTCGTTGTATTCCATTTTATTGCTATTGAAGAATTGTACAACCTATACATAACCTCTCCGTCGACAACAAATTCATATTCGCTGTCAGGAACAAATGTAACGATATCTTCTTTATTTAACCCCAAACTGGAAAAGACAACTTCTCCTGTAAGCGGTTCGTGGACTAGTATATTTTTAAATTGCTCTGTAAAAACAAGTACCGGCTTTACAAATGTAAACCCCTCTTTAGCTATCCAATTTTCCTCAGAGCCGTAAGCGAACCATTGTTCATCGTCTATAATAAAAGTGCCGTCATCTAAAAAACTCCTCCCGTTCCTATCTCTTCCTTTCATATCATGATAAACTCTAAACACATTGTGATGGACTATAAGCAGATCCCCTTTCTTTACAGGACCGTCATAATTATTTGGACACGCTATCACTTCAGCATACCTGTTCGTAGCAGTATAATCTTCTTGGCTGCTACTTATGAGAAAATTAACTCCTGAAATATCTATTGAGTTGTTGTACCTCTTTCCCTCAAAAGGTTTTACTATGAATGATGTTGGAGATTTCATTAAAAATCTATGTTATATTCGATTGACACTGGCATATCCTTACTGAAGAACTTCCATAAAAACACCTCGTTCAATTCATTTTCAATATACACTAAATACCCATCTTTTTTGTCTGAGTGATGTATTAAGTGAACAGAATACTTCCCATCGCAAACACTTTGACCAACTATGTAATGCATAGCTGACTTATATTCAGAACCTACTGAAATCTTTCTAATCTGCATAATTACCTCAAAAATAACAAATAACCTTCAGCAACAGCAACTATAGTAGCAACAACAGCTATCTTAGCATTCCTTCGCTTCTTCGTTACCTGCTTGTCTCTATCTTTCCTTAGTGACTTATTAAGAGATTCAAGATTTGTTGAGTATAGTATTGATTTAGCTAACGTTTTGTCTGAGTTGAATATCTGAGCATCTTTAATAGAGTTCAGTTTCTTTAATTCATCTCTATCCACATAACAGAAATCTCTCTCAATTGAAATCGTACTAACACTATCCAATTGCCTATCGTTAAAACAAGTTAATGTGTCTTGGTCCACCAAATCGCCACCAACTTTTGCAGCTACATAAACAATTCGCTCTTTTCTTTTTAATGCTTTGTAATAATCTAGCTCCTTTGTCAGCCTTATACTGTCATTTATCCTTTTAGCTTCAATTTCTTTTGCAGCCCTTTCTAATGCTCTGTTTTCTATAAGCAAACTATCTATGTATGGCTTAGGACTTTCTATAATAACGTCGTCCTTTTTGATGCAACTTTTTATGCCGAATACAATCAATAGCAATACTGCTACTCCAACAACTACAAGTTTCCAATTATATATCATTCTACGCTATATTCAACAATTCTACCTTGATTATCTTCGTATCGGATGCTAATTTTTATAGTATCTGAAACGGCATTACTGTAAGCATAGTCAAGTATCGCTTCCATTCTTTGATACTTGTCTTCTCTATCAAAGTATTCATCCACACAAATTATGCTTGGAGTACAAAATACTAATCCGAATATTAATAATATTGATTTCATTTTATTTTTTAATACAAGTGCATCACCCCTATACCGACCAGTATACTTAATACAAACACCGCCGCTACTAGCAACTTACGCTTCGTTGGTACTCAATGTGCCGGCTGCGTCTATATAGTATTTTTTTACACTACTAGGCATTACTCGATAGTTAGCTCGTTGGCAACTATATAGCCTACTTTTAGCAATCCTGGCAATACTCACCTTATCGCTTTGGTTTCCACCAAGCACGTGGTAAGCAGTAGCATCCTCAGCCACATAAAACCCTACGTGACCTCCGCCATTTCGGTTAAATACAAGTATATCGCCAAGCCCTACCTCTTTGTCAGAAATAGGTTTATCCCAGCTAGACCAGCTCATTGCTCGCAAGTAGTT